ATTTAATACAAACTTTTGGAGCTAAATTTTGCTGCATCTTTGCATCTGGTTGTGGCGCAGGAGCCAATATTTTAACGAAAAAACAATTTAATGTAACGGCATTAAAAGATATTGTTCTAGCTTTAATAGTAGGGTGGATTGCGGCAGAATTTTTTATACCGCCAATTATGAAACATTGGACTTTGGACATGACGTGGGGTCCAGCAATAGCTTTCGTCATAGGGTACTGTGGTATACGCTTACTGCCAGCCATAGAAAATCGTTTAAAAAAGGTTATTAAAGATGGCTGAAGTGGAAGTAGGCGGTATTAAATTTAAAGGCGGTAAGCTAGTTGTAATTTTTACTCTTATATCTACACTTGGTGGTGGTCTTTGGGCTGGGTTTGAGTTTTACAAAGATTACATGGATATGCGTGAAAAAATAGAGAGTTACACAGCACCTGATTTGAGCGGCTTTGACAAGAAGCTGGCTGTAATGAACAAAACAATGAACGGGGTAACAAAACAGATGGATTCTGTGCGTACCCGTGTGGGCGAAGTACAACAGATTGTACGAGACACTCGACAAGATGTGCGTAGTGATGCAACAAAATTGTACGCCGGCATTTCTGCCGTGGACCGTCGATCAAGAACTCTTGATGCTGAGACTCGATCAGCGTTAAGACAAGCAGAAAAGAACATACGGGATATTACGGATTCCGCTTCTAGTCGTTTTGATGCTAAGATAAATGGGATAGACTCAAAGCTGAATACTTTTGAGAAGCGTCAAGACAAGAAACTTCGTGACGCTTTAAATAATCCGTTGCTTAAAAGATAGGTGCGTAGATGGCTCAAAAAAAATTACAAAAAGACAGTGGCTTTGAAGATTTAGACCTTGACGGCGATGGAATTGTTTCTGACCAAGAAATTAAGGCCTTAGAAGCAATCGAGATGCGAGAAAAAATGGATGCTCAACGTCATATGGCGTGGACAGCCATGGTTAGCATGATTGTTTTTACCCTTGCTGTATTTCTTCCTATTTTTCCAGACGCTCGAATAAAAGCTTTGTCGGATCTTTTTGGGTTATTCTATATCGGACAGGCTGGCGTTGTCGGAGCGTTCATGGGGATGACTGCATACATGAGTGCTAAAAAATAAATGATGATAAAGATATACATATTTATTTTTGTTATCGGCTTGGTTGGAAGTGTCGGTTATGGTGGGTACTATTATTACAAGGACACGCAAGACCGGATTAAAATACTAACAGAGAACACAGTTAAGCTAGAGCAAGCCAAAGCGGAGCAGGACAGTACTATTAAGACGTTGGTGGAAGATGCAGATAAGTACAAAAAGCTTAATAAAGATTTAGGGAATAAATTGCAAAATGCGGAAACCTATAAAAATAAGCTTATTGGGAAGTTGAGAAAGCACAATCTTAGTCGATTAAGTCAGCAGAAACCAAAATTGGTAGAACAGAAGATAAACCGTGGAACAAAAAAGTTATTTGACAGTTTTAAGCGCATTACTACTGTCCCTGCTACTGAGTAGTTGTAGCTGGGATAAGTTAAAGCGTATAGAGGTTAAGCGAGTTGAGGTTGATCGCGTTATTCCAACGCAAAATCGGCCTCGTGAACTTGATTTAAACGATATCACTTGGTTTGTTGTAACGGATCAGAACTTTAACGACTTTAAAAAACGCTACACTAAACAAAACGGAACTTTTTTGTTTTATGCCATGAGCGTTAGAGACTATGAAACTTTAGCTTTAAACATGGCTGAAATTAAGCGATATATAGAACAACAAAAACAAATTATAATTTATTATGAAAAAGCAGTGGCCCCTAGACCAAAACCTGAGAAAATAAGGAACTAATTATGGCCAGAGAACCTACCTCACTTATTTCTGACGCAATGCCAGCTTCTGGTATGCCTCTTGCAGAGGGTCAAGACGTTTTAATTGACGATGACGAACAACTAGACCTTGGTGTTGTAGGAGATTTGGTTGAAGAGGAAGATGGGTCAGTCCTTATTGGCGAGATTGAAAACCTTGTTAGTGAGGAAATGCAATCAGATCCTGACGCAAACCTCGCGGAAGTTATTGATGAGCGTTTCCTTATGGATATCTCTTCTGAGTTGTTGGGATATTACGAAGATGACAAAAGCAGCCGGCAAGAATGGGAAGACGCTTACACTGATGGTTTAAGTCTTTTAGGTATTAGGTACGAAGAGAGAGAAGAGCCTTTTAGAGGTTCGAGCGGTGTAACGCATCCAGTTATCGCAGAGGCGGTAACACAGTTTCAGGCACAAGCATACAAAGAACTGCTTCCCAGTTCAGGCCCTGTAAGAACACAAGTTGTAGGCGCAGCAACGCCAGAGGTTCAGTCTCAAGCGCAACGTGTTCAGGAATTTATGAACTACCAGATTGTTCACAGGATGGAAGAGTATGATCCTGAGATGGATCGTTTGCTTTTTTATCTTCCACTTGCTGGTAGCGCATTTAAGAAAGTTTACTTTGATGACATGCTGGACCGGGCTGTTTCTAGGTTTGTTCCAGCAGACGATCTACTTGTTCCATATAACGCAACAGATTTACAAAGTGCCTCGAGAATTACGCATGTAATTCGTATGAACTCAAACGATGTACGCAAGTACCAAGCTGGTGGCTTTTACAGAGATGTTGATCTTTTGCCTTACGAGCAAGAGGACGAAGTTCGTGAAAAAGAACGCCGTCTTATGGGTGTTGAAAAGACAAGTTCTGACGAACAGGATTGTACAATACTGGAAGTTCATACGGATCTTGATCTACAAGGCTTTGAACACGTTAACCCAATTGACGGGGAACCGACAGGCATTAAGCTTCCATACATAATTACAATAGACGAGGGAAGTTCTAAGGTTTTGTCAGTTCGTCGCAACTGGACAGAGGGCGATGATCTTTATCGCAGGATAGAATACTTTACTCATTTTAAGTTTTTGCCAGGTCTTGGTTTTTATGGTTTTGGCCTTCTTCACATGATTGGTGGCTTGGGTCGTTCAGCAACGTCTATCTTACGACAGTTGATAGATGCCGGTACTCTTTCTAATTTACCAGCTGGGTTTAAAGCTCGTGGAATTAGGATTCGTGACTCTGATGAGCCTTTGTCTCCGGGAGAATTTAGGGATATTGATGTTCCCGGTGGGGCTCTTAGAGAAAGTATCATGCCGCTTCCCTACAAGGAACCAAGTCAGACGCTGATGTCTCTTCTTGGTTTTGTAGTGGATGCTGGTCGTCGTTTTGCCGCAATTGCAGATATGCAAGTTGGTGATGGTAACCAACAAGCGGCAGTAGGAACGACAGTTGCTCTTTTAGAGCGCGGCTCCAAGGTGATGTCAGCCATACACAAACGACTACATTATGCACAAAAACAAGAGTTTAGGATGCTAGCTCGTGTGTTCGCTGAATCACTCCCTCCGATGTATCCATATAATGTTTATGGCGCAGAAGCAGCTGTTAAGCAGATGGACTTTGATGAGCGTGTTGATGTCATTCCTGTTTCTGATCCCAACATCTTTTCTATGTCTCAAAGGTTGGCTTTAGCTCAAACACAGCTTCAGCTTGCACAAAGCAACCCTCAAATGCACAATTTATATGAGGCTTTTCGCAGAATTTACGAAGCGATAGGTGTGCATAACATTGAGGCCTTGTTACCTGCTCCCCAGCCGCCTCAACCAGTAGATCCAGCCACAGAAAACGCCGCATCTGTAAATATGCAGCCTTTAAAGGCTTTTCCAGGTCAAGATCACGATGCACATATGACGGCACACATAATTTTTATGAAAACACCCATTCCAGGGTCTACTCCACCCATTTTTGCGGCTTTACAGGGTCATTTATGCGAACATATAGCCTTAAAAGCCCGTGAAGAGGTCGAAAAAGAGATGATGGCGGTGCAACAACAGGTTATGGAGGTCCAAAACGCTGTTCAAATGGGTCAAATAGCCCCTCAAGAGGTCCCTCCGATGCCTGAAATGCCTGATCCAGAGTCTATGGTCGCTGAAAAGATTGCTCAATACACTGAAGAAGTGATGGCTGCGCTTATGCCACCGCCTGAAGGCGAACAAGACCCGCTTGTTGAGCTTCGGTCTAAGGAATTGGACATAAAAGCGGCAGATTTACAGCGAAAATCGCAAGAATTTTCTGAAAGATTGCTTTTTGACATGGCAAAAGAGGAATCTAAGGAAGAAATGGCCGCAGAGAAGATTGATTCCCAAGAAGACATTGCCTTGTTACGTGCGGAGGTCAATCGTGAGCGTATCCAGCAAGGAACGGCTGGTAGAGGGGAGTAGTTATGGGAAGTACGTTAGAAGCGCAAAAGAAAAAAGCCCCTAAACCTAAACGGGAGAAACTTACCCGTGATACTTGGAGTGATATGCCAGAAAACCCAACGCTTCCTAGAATTTATGGTGGATCAAAAAATTATCGGGGTAAGGCGCGGCCTGAACATTTAATTTATAGAGCACCAAAAGATGGAAAGCCTCCTGTTGTAAAAGGACCTCTGAAAGTTGAATTGGTTGAAGAACCACTTTTAGAACTTAATGACGGCGGCATGGCTAGAAAAACCAGAGTGTTTTAATGGCAATATCTCGCGCACAAACTCGTAAACAGTTAACTGGAGGAAAGAAAATGGCTATGAAGAAAAAAGGCGGTACTCGTCGCAAGAAAATGATGGGTGGCGGTATGATGAAGAAAAAGGGTTATGCCCGTGGTGGTGCGATGAAGAAAAAAGGTTATGCTCGAGGCGGTGTTAAGCATTATTAATGCCTTATTTGCAAAGCAACATCCCGCATTTTCATTGCTGGGTGCGACGAGAGTTTACGCATAACCATGAGAAATATCATGGAGAGTATCTTCATGCTATGGCGATTGCGGTTAACACAATTCCAGATCGTTGTTTAAGCTTTCAGCTTATTTTTACTGGTTGTGAAAGCGATGGTACGGAAGAGGAAAATGTTCACGGAGGAGCTATGTGGGCTAGAATGCCGATTACAGCCCTTGTAGCAGACACTCCGTTGGAGGAATGGCCAGAAAGAATGGTAACGCACCACGCGCAACCTTGGGATTGCAGTTCCAGAGATCATTCTGTCATACAGTATGATAGAACGAGTTCTAGCCCTTGGATTTGTAAGATTGATGGTGAGTTTTATACAGGTAAATATATGTTTACTGTTGATTATACAGGGTCAGATATAGCGGATGACCCCGCGCAGCACAAACAAAGTCATGTTATTGAGCTTACTGACGCTGGCAAATGGACAGGAAATATTATAGCATTACCAAACAACAGGGTTAGGACAACAAGTCCAGCCTTGTGGGAAACAGGTGAAGGTGCTCCTGACTTTAAACCTAGTCAGTGGACACATAGTGCAGAATCAGATGGAAGCTATATGGACCCATCTGTAACATTTGATAACTTGTATAGTGAGAAACAGTAATGTTTCACGTGAAACAAAATGGCTAGGAAACGCGAAAAGCCCATAAGACGCACCACTAAAGGTAAAGGTGCTAATTATCGTAAGACCAGCAAAGGTGCTGGAATGACGAAAAAGGGTGTTGCCGCGTATCGTAAAGCCAACCCTGGTTCTAAACTTAAAACAGCTGTTACAGGTAAAGTTAAAAAAGGAAGTAAGGCCGCGAAACGTAGAAAGAGTTATTGCGCCAGATCTGCGGGTCAGTTAAAGAGAAGTTCTGCTAAAACCCGGAACGATCCTAATTCGCGTATCAGACAAGCTCGTAGAAGATGGAGGTGTTAATGTCTTTAGTTGAAAACATAAACAAGCGGAAGAAGGCGGGAACATCTCGTCCTAAAAGTAAAAGCACCGTTAGCCCTAAAGCGTATGCAAAAATGAAAGCTGGGTACAGGGATGGCGGTATGATTGATCAAATGTCTGATCAAATGGATATGTCCAGAAAGGAAGCGGGTGGTCTTATGAATAGAGCAAGTATGATGAATGATATGGCTGGCTTTAAAAAAGGCGGTTCAGTTATGGTTATAAGCATAGGGTCAATGAAACCCCTGATGCGGAACAAGGAAGAGCATTCAGAAGACAGTTCTTTGATTAAAAGCACTGAGAACCAGGTTCGTGCTCGTCATTTTAATAATAACGGCGGAAAAGGAACATTCTGATGGAAGAAGTTGATGTGATGTTTAGCCCAGACAAACGAACACCTGAAGGTGGTGTTTCTGACGCTGATGTAATTGAGGCATTAGGAATTACAATGTCAGAACCTACAGGAACCGAAGATGATGAATATGATCGTGCGTCGTCTAAGGAGGTTCTTAAAAAAGCTACGAAAGAACAGAAAGCTATGGCTAGAAAAGAACTTGGTGTTCCCAGTGGAATGAAGATGGGTGGCATGGTTCGTGATGAACTAGGTTACATGCAAGGCGGAATGGGCTTTACTGAACGCGGCCCTATAAGATACGCTAAAGGCGGAGCGGTTAAAGGAAAGAAATTTAGCGGTAGTTATTAATGGCAGACCCAACGACCTTTGCATATTCGTTATTAAAGAGTATACAAGGACGCATAGAATTAACACAGAATGCTATCCTACACGGTTCTCCGAAAGATATGGAATCGTACATTC